AAGATCAAGTTTGCCCCGGTGACTGTGTCACCAGGGACGCCATTGGCGCCTCTTGCGGACTTCGACCTCTCAGGGAGACAGATGACTGTCTCGGAGGGGCATCGCTGGCCACCCCCTAAGGGTGATACTAGCGATCACGGCGGGGAGTTTTACTCGTGGAAGACCCAAATGATTTCTCCGGTTTATTCCGGTAAGAACTCAGAAACGGTCAACCCGAGTTTCCCGAACCGCACAACGTTTGCCTATAATGGGCCAATGTTGCCATGCGGTCCCAATGTCATGTCGTTCCCTACTTCGATTGAGTCTAGTACAGGCTCTCTCAATAGTATAGGAGCGGATGCCATCGCGCTGTGTAAGCCCGATAACTCAGTAGCGAACCTTACGACCTTCCTAGGCGAGACGATCCGTGAAGGATTGCCTCACCTGGTTGGTGCCACCACCTGGAAAGACAGGGCACTCACTGCGAAAAACGCAGGGGGTGAATACCTGAACGTCCAGTTTGGATGGCGACCTCTTATCAGCGACATTACCAGTTTTGGTAGTGGCGTTGTCAACGCGAATACTGTTCTCAAGCAGTATGAGCGCGACGCAGGTAAGACGGTTCGTAGGAGTTTCTACTTCCCACTCGTCACGAGCGATAAAACTACCGAGCTAGGCTCCGGTTCCCCTTACGGGGGCCAATGGGCCAATCACTCGGGTTTTACGCCCGTAGGGAAACTAAGTGTGCGCCGTGAGACGCGCATCGCTCGCTGGTTTAAGGGCGCCTTCGTGTACTATCTTCCTTCCGGATATGACTCCCGGAATCAGATGGACAGGTTGGCTCTCTTGGCCGATAGACTCGGCCTCCAGCTAACGCCAGAATCACTCTGGAACTTAGCTCCCTGGAGCTGGGCCGTGGATTGGTTCACCAATACTGGTTCCGTTCTTTCGAACGTTTCCAGTTTCGCTGAACACGGTCTGGTGATGCGGTATGGGTATCTCATGGAATCAACCATGGTTAAAGACACCTATACCCTGAGAGACATCAACTGGGGTTCTACCTCAGGTGGTCCCTCAGCTCTGACCACGTCGCTAGTCACTGAGACGAAACGACGAGTCAAGGCTAACCCCTATGGTTTTGGAATTACCTGGGAAGGCTTGTCACCTTTCCAGATTTCCATCCTGTCTGCCCTGGGTTTATCCCGGGGTAGGTAGGTAGTTTGCACTACCACACCCAACAGTAGCCACGAACTGGCTAAACAAGGAGCACGCCTGGATGGCTTTCACCGATCCACAGTCAGTCACAATCAGCGCGGTTACGACGCCGCTGCCCCGCGTTTCCGTGGGGAACAACACGGCCTCGTACCTCTCCGCTGACGGACTGATTAAGCTCAGCGCGTCCCACGCCTACGGGCGTAGGTCCCGCCGAGTCCTTCGGCTCGATCACTCGAAGCTGACTGCCGATCCGTTCATCCCTGCCCAAAACACGAAGGTTTCGATGAGTAACTACATCGTCTTCGACGTGCCTCCGGCAGGTTACACGAACGCCGACGTCCTTGCCGTTTACGTGGGTTTCAAGACCCTGTTCACGGCGACGTCGGATGCCCTCATCACCAAGTTGCTTGGTGGGGAGTCGTAGGGTCTCCTTGTGGAAGAAGGTTATTCCACACGTGGTAGCAGCCGCTGTCGTTTTTGCGGTTGCTTTCACGCTAGGAGCCCTTGGCATGAAGACCGCGGTTCTCTCGCAAGAGAAGACCGCGGAATCCGGCATGCTGGCTTCGCGAGTTACTGCGCTAACATCGGAGCGATTTGTAACGCTTCGGTGTCGGATGACCCCGACGGCCAAGGCTTCTAAGCCCCAGCCGACGCGGATCTATTTCCGCTAAGTAACGCAGTGTGAGAGCCTTCAGGCTAAGGAATATGCACCTCTATTTAAGGAGGGCTATTGAAAAGCCTGATGATGCTCTGGTTGAAGGTAGCCGATGATTTGGCTACTAGATGTTGCACTAGCACCACCATGGACTTTAAAACGGTCCAAGGTAGAGTCGCGCACGAAGGGCTTTCGTTTCTGACGATTACCCTTCCGGCCTTTGGCAAGGACTTCGAAAAATGCCTTGCCTCAGGAGCTGTCTCTTCCGTATCGTGGACTGGCTTTCGCCGGTCTCATCGATCAGAGCTCCCCCGATTTCTCGGAGGTTTTCTGGAGAGAGTGTTCGACCGTAGTACTGGGGTTCTTCTTGACGAACCCTGCGTGGAATCAATCTACGCCGTACGTCAACTTACGTTGATGTTCGGCAAGATCCTCCTCCCTTGCAGTGATGCGAGGGTACGAGGAGCCATTGCAGAGTACGTCAAGTGTGAGCAGGAAGTGATCAGTCACTCGTCGTCAGTTGATCCCGTCGATTTAGACGAATTCAACAGAGTGGCTGAAGTCCTGTTTGGAGACATGTTTGCCGAGTTGGACCATAAGGTCCTCGAGGGATCACTTGTCCCCAAGCATGGGCCTGGAGCTACTGCCGATAAGCTTCGCGGGAACGCGAAGTGGCGGCAGCGGGTCTGGACCCAGCGTCTAGAAGAGTACTTCCCCGCTGGGGATTTCCTCGTTCCAAATCGTTCGTACGAAGAGGAATTAGACGCGGTTCACTTTCTTGAACCTGACGCGGAGATGCCAGTAAATGTCATCACCGTGCCTAAAACGCTCAAGACACCGAGGATCATCGCTGTTGAGCCTACTGCTATGCAGTATGCACAGCAAGCTCTTCAGCGGGAGATCTACGAATACGTTGGAGGGGATTATCTCCTCCGTCGTATGATCGGATTCAGAGACCAGAAGCCTAACCAGCGTCTGGCTCAGGAAGGTTCCCTTACCGGGGACCTAGCGACACTCGATCTGAGTGAAGCGTCCGATCGCGTCTCGAATCAGCTCGTTCAGACTCTGCTTCGGCAACACTACTGGTTGAGTGGTGCTGTCGATTCATGCAGGTCTACGCGTGCTGATGTTCCTGGTCATGGCGTCATGCCTTTGGCCAAGTTCGCGTCTATGGGTTCGGCTCTTACGTTCCCTATCGAGGCAATGGTCTTCCTGACCTGCGCCTTTATGGGGATCGCTGAGAGTCAAGGACTCCCAGTCGACGACCGCCTCGTGAAGAGGTTCAGTCGTCAGGTGCGTGTCTTTGGGGACGATATTATTGTTCCCTCAGACTGTGCTGAACGGGTGATCACGATTCTCGAGCGCTTCGGCGCCAAAGTGAACGTGAACAAGTCTTTCTGGACCGGAAGGTTCAGAGAGTCTTGTGGTAAGGAATACTACGATGGCGAGGACGTTAGTATTGTCCGTTGCCGTCGGGTGTTCCCCGAAACCCGTCACCACGTGGAGGAGATTAGCTCGATCGTCTCCCTTCGTAACCAGCTTTATTTTGCTGGTTGCTGGGGTACGGTCAAGTGGTTGGATGAGCTTATTAAGGAGATACTTGTGTATTTCCCAACGGTTCTTCCGACCTCTCCTGTACTTGGACGCCATTCGTTTCTCGGTTTCGAAGCTGAGAAAATGGGTACCAGGCTTCACAACCCTTTGGTTAAGGGTTACGTGAGGCGAGATACCATCCCTCCGGATGTTCTGGAGGGCCATGGCGCCTTGCTCAAGTTCTTCATTCAACGTCGTGAGATGCCAATCTACGACGCGAAGCACTTGGAGCGTGGTGGGCGACCCCGAGTCGCTAACATCAAACTCGGGTACGCTTCCGCGGTTTAAATCGCGGAAGAGAGCCTAACGGCTCTGCGGGGAGTAACCAAGCCAAAGGCCGAC